AGTTAACCGCATCATATCCAATATTAACAGTTACGACCACATCTTCTCCGCCAACAAAACCGCTGTTAGTAGCATTAGCTCCAACGTCAATAACAAACGAATCGATTTCGCTATCGACGATTGTAAATGTACCATTTAAACCAGTAGAGGCTGCAGTAACTATTCCGTTATACGTTCCTGAAGCCACATTAGAAATAATGACTGAAGAGTTGTTTGGCATAGCATGATTTTTAGCAAATACACGCACCTTACTAGTACCGCTCTTTGTTTGGAACGGATCAGTCTCTAATACGATAGGAGGCAATGGTTCATTATTGAATTCGATTACTGGATTTTGTGCAATGTCAAATACAGCTGAACGAATTGTGAACTTCAAATCTTGTTCTTGGTTTGCTGTCCACGTAGAAGCATTTTGTGATTTAAATAAAACACCAGCATAAGGTTGTTCAGATATGAAACGATCTGTGCCAATAGCTTTTTCACCAAGCTGTGCAATCCAAACTCTATAGTTGTTTGAATCAGATAATAATACAATACAATATTCTGTAAGATCTTGTAAGTACACTGGAGATTCAAAGGTAAATGTAGTTGGTTCTCCACCAGAGACTGGATCAGTTTGAACTTTATCTGGAGTTAACGTCACTCTTGAGAACGGCAATATGCGTTGACCAGGATAACCGTTTACTACTTCTCGAATTTGCATAGTTACTGGAATACCCATATCCTTTGTTGCAAAGAATATATCGACGCTAGTAATAAATGAACCGCCTGTCGATTGTACTAAGAATGTCTGTGCTAATGGATCATACCATCCGCTATCGCGAACTAAACGTTCGTCTGAATAGACTTCAGTAATTTGAGATTCAGAAACTTGTTGTGTTGAAATTTCGGCGTTTCTAACTGCATTGATAGTTTTTTGTCTAGTCTCAAGTATACCCTGTGCACGATATTGACCACGGCCTTGAGTAGTGAAGTCTAAAGATCCAGTATTACTATCTGTTAATTTAAATTCTCTAACACCGGTTCTAAAACGAATTGATTCTGTATTAGGGATTTTAAACACACCAGCTACAGAACCATTAAAGTTAGTTACGATGTCATCTGCTTGAGTAGCTACTACTACGCTTCCGCTAACTTGATATTCTGTTCCAGAAATAGAACCTCTTAAGATATCTCCATCTTGGAATGAACCTTTGATATTCATCAAATAAACAGCTTCTGCTGGATTATCATCAGCTGTTTTTTCAACTAATACTGCTACACCAGTTCCAGGAGAAACAGCTTGCGTATTATAAGTTGTAGATCCACGTAGTTTGACAAAGACAACATCGCCTTTATTATATGAAACTTCTGCTTTACCATCAACCTGTCTAGCAAATTCTTCTGCTGCTCCACCAACGTTTGTGTCAGTATCAAATTGATCACCGGTTGCAGGTATTACACTTAAATTAACCTTTGTTGCTGGCGTAACAAATAATGAAATATCTGTATCATCAAAGAACGGGAATAATTTTGTATTTGGTTTTAAACCTTTACAAACAAACAATAAATCTCTAGCTCTAATATATGGAATCAAAGCAGATTGTAATACTCTGTCTTCAAGAACTTGATAATCCACTCTTGCAGTAACAGATGTTTGGATACCTGTACGAGATTGACCAACTTGAGTTGCTTGAGTTTGGAATGTTAGTACACGAGCACCAGCTTCACCACCACCGGCTGCAAGTTCAGCTTGTGTAAATGTGCTGCGATCCATCCAACGTCCACCGCCAAGTCCATAGTCGCGGCTATCAAATCCTCGAGTTACAACTAAACGATCTATATTTCTTGCTTGTCCAACCCAGTTAGTTTCCCATGCACCCCAAACTGTACCTAATGCACCTTCTGCTTCAAGTGCAGTTTGAACCGCTGAAAAATTACCTTCGACATTGTTTACAATATCTGGTCTACGATCTACTTCAAACCATTCGTCTGAAGGAGGATTTAATGACATACTTCCTAAGAAAGTAAAGATAGCAAATGGGTTTACATTCTCTGTGCGAGATGCGAATTGTTGCTTGACCAGTTCTCTTTCTGTATACGGTAGTGTGATAATATCACCAGTTAGTGCATAACCATCAGCATCACGTGCTGTATTAGATTGATTTGCTTCTAATAAATTAACGTTATCCATTGTATAGAACGGACGTAATTCTTGCAATGTCATATCAATAGAACAACGGTAATCTACTGAAGCAGTATCTCCAAGATCAGAGCCCTTAAAGCTATCGACAATGAAACCGTTCTTGAAGCGATCAAGACCCAATTCATCTTGAATTGTCAATGACTTAGTTTCTTGTTCTAATAATGATAACGCGGTGTAGTATTCTAAGTTTTCAATACGCTTGTCAAGTTTACCAATATCCCGCATCGTGTATCGTTTAGTATCGACAGTTTCAATTTGGATAGAACCTTGAGATGGGAATAATGTGTAAGCTGATATGTGCAACTTAGCAATTAGCATTCCCAAAGATGGATCTTTTGGTTCTTCAGGAGATAAGCTTGCCACTCCATCAACAGAGAAGAACGCACCATCAATATTTAATGCTAACTTATCTGAGCGAGGTAAGTAATAAGAATAACTTGCAGAAGTTTCGAAACCGATTTTAGGAATTTCTGATTGTGATGCACCAGTTCCAGAGAACGATATACCAGTATCTCCAATGCGAGGACGGAAATCCATGACATCAGATAAGGCTACTATGCCTGTTGAAGAGATGTAGTATGGAATCTTATTGTATGGAACTTCACCAGTATATGAATTTACTGTGAAATAATCACCAGCTGTACCAGTACTATGATCGAAGTAGTCAAATATCACCCTAACCGCGCCGCTCGGAACTGGATAACCTTCTTTACGTGTGATAGTTGCAACATCGTAATGAGTATCGCGTTGACCATTATCAAAAGTAAACCAAGATGTGATGTCAGTAGTATCAGCTGGATTAGATGATGCAGCCGTGAAATCTTCAGCCATTCGTATAGTAACTATTCTGTAACCGTCAGCTTTACCCAATGATAAAGTTAATGGCGTTACAGATGCAAGAGTCGCAAAATCCGTTGTCGCATTATCAACAAGAGTCTTTTTCTTTTCTTGTGCTGGAGAACCAGCTTTACGAACAGGAGCTAATAAACTATATGCTTTGCTAGCTGTTAATCCGCTAACTAATACGTCGACTCCGTTATTTTGGAGTGTTATGCCAGTTGGTGATTCGATAGTACCATCTGTTCTATTAACCAAGATATAATCTGTAGTTGTTGCCGCGGGGTTAAATTCTGAACCACTAGTTGTGGGGCTAGTTGCTGAACCAACTGAGAATGTCAATGATGTTTGACCAGAACCAGTTGATGCATCAAAGCGCTGTGTTGTCGTATATGTGGTTGCTTGTTCGTTATCTCCGCTACCACCGCGTGTATTCCTAATGAATGAGTATGCAAGCGGGAATATTAATGGTAAATTGCCTGGCTCGTTGATCTCTGCACCAACTCTAGAATAAACCGCACCAGACACGGTACCGCTAAAGTCTGAATCAATGGTGAGTGTATCACTATCAGTGATTGCTGTAACTCTACGGAATTCATACACTGAAGAAGAGTTAATAGTTCTAATATAATCACCGACTTTTAATTGTGCAGTGAATGCAGTCCCAGAAGAACCGGTAATAGTAGTACTCGAAGCAGATATGAAACCAGAAAGAGTAGTATACTTACCATAAACATCGGCTACGATATTGGTCTTAGTAGTGCCGCTATCATAGAATATCTGTTTTACATCTCGATCAAACGTGTATCCGCTTTCCATCTTAACGTCGAAGATGTATGCTTTATAAACGCCGGTGGTTGTTCCAGGTGTACCAGAATGAAATTCAAATCCACGAAGTCTAGCTGTACCAACTTTTGTACCAGATCCAGCAGTTTGAGGATTGGAGCTAGGCGTTAACTCATTGTGCAAATCAATTTGTTGGAATGTTGAACAATCAACTAATCCCAATACATTTGAAACATACACATAACTACCATATGTTACAGGGATCGCGTCATTTGTTATACGATCAAATGTTCTTGCCTTAGATACCTTTACATACTCAGTTGCGATCTTTTCGATCTCATAACCCTGAACATACGCTTTACCGGGTTCAATGGCGACTGCTACAGCGCTCTCATCTCCGCCTTTTTCTGGCGTCAAATAGCCTCTATTGAAAGGAGGATTTGTTGTATAGTTCCAATCAATGATGCCGTCACTTAAATTTTGATAAGGATCCGTTG